AACTCAAGATGCTAAAGAAATGATTGGCAAGGAATTAGTTGGTGCTTTAGATGCCGCTTTTGGCGACCCTGAGAAATATGGTAGCAGTATTGATAGCCTCGCTTCAAAAATATCTGGTTTAATTAAAGGTTTTAGTAAGTTTATTTTAATTACTAAAACAGGTTTACAAAATCCAACTCTATCCCCAGATGACCCTCGGTTTGAGTCTAAATTAAACTTAGCCGTACCTTTCAACCCTGTTTCAAGAACCATGGATGTAAAGGCTTACAAAGAGCAATTAAAGTTACAGGCAGAGGCAAAGAAGTTGGCAGCAGCAAGATTAGCCGCAATTGCCAAGGAAAAGGCTTTAGTTGCACAACAAAGAAAACTTGAAGAAGATCGAAATAAATTAGAAAAGATTTCTAGCATATTTGACATTGAACAAATACAAATTTTTGCAGCCCTTCAGGGTAAAGTTACAGAGCAAGAGAAACTAAGATTATCTTTACAGTTGGCTTTAATTCAGCAAAACGCAAGCGAAGCCGCTAAATTGGCAACCGAGTTAGTTAAGTCTCAATTACAAACTACTAACCTTGCTGAGGCTATTGCCAAATTACCTAAAGCGCTTTATCCGTTTGAGGGCTGGTCTAAAGATATTGATATTTTATTGCAGCAGATTATGTTGATGATGAAGTTGTTAAGTCAAATGCAAAACCCTCTTGCAGGAAAGCCGGTTGTAGGAACGCCTAGTTATTACACTGATTTAGCACAAACCTTAGTTGGTCGAGATGCTTATGCCGGTATGAGTGTTGCCGAAATTGCAAGAGAAAGATACAGGGAAAGCGGCGGTCTGTATGGCGGTATGGAGTCAAGACCAACTACTGTAATCAATGTTAATGGTGCAACTCAAGGTTTATTAGATGAATTGCGCAATGGTTTTATTAACTCATCCGCTTCAGGTTCGTTTTCTTCAATAAGTCCTTTCAGATAACATGTCATTACCTGTACTTAATGTAAGCCTAAATTTTTCTTCGGGCGCTACCTTCGGTAACCCATTTACAATCGGAGACCCTGTTAACGGTGTTCTAGGTACTGGTATTTTGTCAGATCAATCTGCACCTGCATTAGTTGTAGATTTAACAGATGTAACTAGAGCAATTAAAATAAATCGTGGTCGTAATATACCTCGAGACACTTATGAGGCAGGTACTTGCACCGTTCGTATCTTTGACCAAAATGGTAGATTCAATCCACAAAATACCAGTTCTGATCTTTATGGTTATTTAACACCATTAAGAAAACTTAGAATATCTGCTGAGTATAATGGTCAAGATTATTATTTGTTTAGTGGTTATACCACCGATTATGTTTATACATACGACCAAGCAGAAAATGTATCTTATGTGGACATTAACGCTTCAGACGCCTTTAGATTGTTTGCAATGGCTACAATCGGTACGGTTACAGGTCAAGCAGCGGGGCAAGATACAGGAACTAGAATTGCCAAGATATTAGATACTGTTGACTTCCCTGTTTCAATGCGGACTATTGATACTGGTAATTCATTAACTCAGGCTGACCCTGCAACTTCTAGAACCTCATTAGCAGCCATAGAAAATGTTGAAACTTCAGAGCAAGGTGCTTTCTTTATATCACCTGAGGGTAACGCTATATTTAAGAATAGATCAAACACAATATCCTCAGCAGGTGGTACACCTATTGACTTTAATCAAAGTGGTGGTATTCCTTATACGAATTTAATTTTTGCTTTTGATGATAAATTGATTGTCAATACCTGCTCTGCTACTCGTATTGGTGGCACTACTCAAACTAATATAGACCTTGATTCAGTTGCCACTTACTTCCCTCATGCAGTTTCATTTAGTGATCTAGTAATCCAGACAGATGCAGACGCAGCCAATATAGCCGCTATTTATGTGGGAACGAGATCAACTACCACTATTCGTATTGACCGTATGACTATTGACCTTTATGACCCTCTAGTGCCTAATGGCACTATTCTAGATTTAGACTATTTTGACAATGTTCTTATTTCCAATATACAGCCTGATTCTTCAGTCATTACCAAAAACTTGCAGATTCAGGGCGTTACATGGGATATAACACCGAACTCTTGGACTGGCACATTTACGACTCTTGAGCCAATAGTGGATGGGTTCATAATAGGCAATAGCACTTATGGAGTTATTGGCGAGGATATTCTCTCATATTGAGATATAATTAGACACTAAGGAGATCAAACATGGCAGCAGGATTAGGTTTTAAGACATTTAATACAGGTGATGTATTAAGCGCCGCAGATACTAACGGTTATTTAATGCAGGGCGTTTTGGTATTTGCCGACGCAGCAGCAAGAACGGCAGCAATTACCTCACCTCAAGAAGGTCAAATGTCTTTCTTAAAAGACACTAACTCAACAGAATACTACTCAGGTTCTGCATGGGTCGCAGTAGGTGGGTCAAGCGTACCAAGTTCTTTAGAATATGCTTCTGGTAAAAACAAAATTATTAACGGCGCTATGAATGTATGGCAAAGAGGAACTTCTTTTACTCTTGCCCAAGGTGATACATATACTGTAGACAGAATGGTTACTGGTATGTCCTCAATTTCTACTGGAACAATTACGGCTAGCCAGCAAGCATTTACGGCTGGTGCTGCCCCTGTTGCTGGTTATGAAAGCCAATACTTTTGGCGAATTGCTGGCTCAGGTTCAGTAACAGGATTAACTTATTTAGCAACAGACAACACTATTGAAGATGTTAGAACATTGGCTGGTCAAACTGTTACTTATTCCTTTTGGGGTAAGGCAGATTCAAACAGAACTCAAGCAGTAGAATTTCTTCAAGTTTTTGGAACAGGTGGTTCAAGTACAGTCACTACCAGTATGGGAAATGTTAACTTAACAACTTCTTGGCAAAGATTTACTTTAACTGTTACAGCACCAAGCGTTTCAGGTAAAACAATAGGCGCAGGCAATCATATTAGGTTGCGTTTATATCACCCACAAAATGTTGTATTTAATAATGATTTATGGGGTTTGCAATTAGAAGAAGGTTCAACCGCTACCGATTTCCAAACTGCAACAGGCACATTTCAAGGCGAATTAGCCGCTTGCCAAAGGTATTACTGGAGAGTTGGCGCATCAAACTCTGCTTTAGGTCAAGGTATGGCTCAAGCAACTACAGGTTCAGACCAATTTGTGACATTAAAAGTTACAATGAGAGCAACACCAACCACTTTAGATTTCGCTGATTTGTTAATTGGCGACGGCATAAATGCAGCAGTGGCTTTTACATCAGCAACAATTTTTGGTGGTGCAAATTCTGTTGGTGTTAATGGTTCTGCAAGTGGTTTAACACAATACAGAGTTTATAGTTTAAGAACTGGCGCAAGTGGTTATTTAGGAATTGGAGCGGAACTTTAATGAGCAACATTGAGGTAATTGAGAAAATTGACGAAGAAGGTGTAAAAACCGAATATGTAATTATTGATAGAGGTAACGGAGAATATACTTCTATGCTTAAATCAACTTATGATGAAATGATTGCTAAGCAAGAATTATTATCTAACTAATGAAGCCTTGGCTTTCCAAGGCGGCATCTCAGTTTAGAGATCAAGTCAATGCCACCTACCCAGATCGTGTTAAGCGCTTGGATGGGTGGATTGGTGATTTGCGTCACCAGTCTCGAGTCAGTCAACACAATCCCAATGATCGAGGCGAAGTCTGCGCATTGGATATTGACGCTCGCTTATCTGAAGAACAAGGAATTGCTATCTATCTGGCAGATCAGATACGACTTGCAGCAAAGCAAGGTGATCGACGCATACTTTATGTGATCTTTATGGGCAAGATTTGTAGCGCCAATTCTTTATGGCGTTGGAAAAAATACAGAGGATTAAACCCTCACTCAAAACATTTACATATTTCTTTCAAAGAAAACCAAGATGGCAAACCTTTTAACATACCACTACTAGGGGGAACAGATGAAGTTATCAAAAAAGCATAAGGCTGCAATTAAATCTTATTTAAGAGCAGTTGCCGCTTCAGGCATTACGGTTGCGTTGGCTATTGTGGCTGACATCCATCCTGCCTATGCAACATTATTAGGCGCTATCGTCGCCCCTATTGTTAAAGCCGTTGACCCTTCTTCAGGTACTGAAGTTGACTACGGAATCAATGCGAAATAATGGATGCTGCAAGTTGGGCTGGCTTAGCCGCCGCCGTCTCCGCCGTGCTGACATCTTTCTTTTTGGGTCTGCGTTATCTTATTAAAGGTTGGTTGTGGACTCTTACACCAAATAGCGGTTCAAGTCTTGCAGATAGATTAGCAAGAATAGAAACACGCCAAGAAGAATTACTGAGGATTGTCAGCGAAAGAAAGTAAACTTTACTTATGGCTCAAAAGAAAAAACGAAAGATAACACGCCGTAAAGGTAAGTTCAAACACGAAGAAGTTTTAACGCGTTTAGATGCTTATACTATCAGCGTTCGTGAGTATTACTTGAGCCTACGGCGAGCAGGTTTCCCAGTCGATCAGGCACTTGGTATGTGCGATAGAAACACATTTCCAGATTGGTTAATTCCAACGAGTCCTGAATTTGACCCTGTTAACCCAGACCATGACCCCTACGAAGATGAGGACTAATTGAAAAGAATCGCTTTTGTAAGTGATCTTCAAGTACCGTTTTTTAATGAGTTGGCAGTTAAGTCAGTTGGTAAGTTTTTAGCAAAATGGAATCCTCACCAGACTATTTGTATTGGTGATGAGATAGACCTTCCTCAATTAGGTGGGTTCAATGCTGGCACTATTGATGAAATGGTGGGCAATATACATGAAGATAGAAAACAAACTCAGGAAGTATTAACCTATTTAGGTGTTACAGATGTACTAGGAAGTAACCATGGAATCAGACTTTACAGATCAATTAAGAAAAGACTTCCCTCTTTCCTCAACTTACCCGAAATGCAGTATGAGCGTTTTATGGGATATGACAAACTCCAGATCAAATTCCACCCTTTCGGGCTTGACTGGGCGCACGGCTGGACAGCAGTTCATGGAGACGCTTTCCCTCTTAGCCAAGTACCTTCACAAACGGCTTTAAATGGGGCTAGAAGGCTTGGAAAGAGCGTGGTGTGTGGTCACACCCATAGACTAGGGGTTTCAGCCTTTACAGAGGCTTCTAGAGGGCAATTAGGGCGTACTGTATGGGGAGTAGAAGTCGGAAATATGGTTGATTTGAGCAGTTCAGGCATGGCGTATACCAGAGGCTACGCAAACTGGCAGACTGGCTTTGCTGTTGCTTATGTAAAAGACCGTAAAGTGCAGGTAATAACCGTGCCTATCAATCAAGATGGTTCGTTTATATTTGAAGGCAAAATGTATGGGTAGGCAAACAGAGTACGAACCTAAAGGCATTGATGAACAAATTGATGCCTTTGATGAACTCAATCTAATATAACAAAAGCGTTATACAACACGCCATAACAACTGTTGTAATTTAGCCTGTCATAGGCGACCCTTATCCTATCCAAGTTAACGGAACTTGGTGTAACGGAAAGGTAATTGGATGAAACTAACAGCCAACGACTTTGAGCGCTTAACTGAAACTCAAATGGAGTGGAATAGCGAAACGGATTGGAAAGAACAAGCCCACCGTTTTGAGGATACGATAAACTGGAATCATAAGTTTATCTTTTGGACTGAGAACTATGCTTCAACCTTGCTTGCAACTGAATACTTAACACAACAAGGTTTTGATTACAGCATTTCTTATGATGAAGCAATGAACCAATTTTGCTTTACAACAGATTACTCAGGTTCTTGGTATGGGGCAGGTGTTAGAAAATGAGTCTTAAAGATGCCGGTCTTTTAACAATACTTTTAACTATTATTACTTGGTTAATAGTTTTAGCCTTTATGGTTTGGAAAGAAAACTATTACGAACGCGCTTATTGGTCTGGGCGTAATGAAGGATGGAAAGCAAGTTTAGACCATCAAAACAGAATTCAATCCTTCAAGTCAAGGGCGGTTTTTGACTATGAAAAAGACTAATGAACTGCTCGAGGAACTGCAACTCACCCTTGCTCAAAGAGGTGATGTCTATGGAAATGCGACACTTAATCACCGTCGTATCTCCGAACTCTGGTCAGGTTACTTTGACAGTTACATTTCGCCTGAACAAGTGGCAATGGCAATGCTGCTCGTCAAGGTATCAAGACTCAGCCAGACCTCCGATCATGAGGACTCCATTAAAGACCTTTTAGGATATGGTCTGATATATAACCAGATAGTAAGAGAAATGAGGGGCGAAGATGGCATTTAACATAAATGACTATGAATTAGTGGAGGTGAGACTTGGAAGGTTTATTAGTGACAATCCTGATTTTATGGTTCATACAGAGGTTATTGAGGCGACTGACACTCGCTTTATTGTCAGGGCTAAGGTTTACAGGACTTGTCTTGATGCGCAGCCTGTCGCTACTGGATTGGCTTATGAAGTCATTTCGGACAGAGGTGTCAATTCTACATCTGCGTTGGAAAATGCAGAAACCTCAGCAATTGGACGCGCTTTGGCCAATTGCGGATATGCCGCTAAAGGAAAGCGACCAAGTCAAAGCGAAATGGCCAAGGTCATTGCAGCAGAAACTACACCAAAGACTTTTAAAGAAAAGTTAGAGTCTAGAACTTATGGTGCAGCAGGGTCTAGATCAGCAACGGTAGAGGATGTTCTGCGTCAAAGTTTCGCAGAGGATAAGAAAGAACCTGAACCTGTCGCTTGGTCTATTGGTGATGCTATTGATGCGATAGGTAGTTCAACACCTAAAGAGCCGCCGGCATGTGAGCACGGTCACATCTTGAAACAGGGCATATCAAAAGGAAAGGGCAAACCGTATTATGGTTATGTCTGCAAGAAAGGTGTAACCGAACACGCTAAGTGGGCTAAGAGTACCGCTAATGGACATTGGTACTTTGAGGATGCTGAGGTTCAATAGTGGGATATATAGCCTTCATTAACGGTAAAGGTATTCAAGTAGTTATGGATGACAATGGTGTTCATTTAGAACAATCTATTATCAAATGCGAAGTCTGCGAAGATGACAGAGTGTTTAAAGATGGTACATGTTTTAGATGCAATCAGTTAATAAACAGGGTTGACAAGCCTGAACATGCCTAGATACGATTTCAAGTGCGAGCCATGTGATCTAGAGACAGAACTCGTACTCGCTGTTGACCAACAACTGCCTCATTGCACTATATGTGGGGGAACTTTGAAGCGGTTGTGGTCAGCAGTACCAATACATTTTAAAGGGCGTGGCTGGGGCAGCAAGCCTTGAGCCAGCATAGAAAACATAGAGGTTATAGAACTCAAAAGGTAGTAGCAGAGTATTTAAAGACTTGGTATCCGTTCGCCGAGTCAACAGGTGCAGGGCGTCAAGGGAGTGATATTTTAGGTACTCCCTTTGACATAGAGGTTAAAGCAGTAACAAAATTTTCGCCTTTAGCATGGATTAAACAGATAAAAGAGCGCAAATCAGATAAACTATCGTTCATAGTATTGCGCTGCAATGGGCAGGGCGAGAAGGTTGAGGACTATGTTGTCTTGCTACCAATGGCTAAGTTCATGGAGTTATTAAATGAGCGAGCCTAGCCGGTGTGCCTGCGGTTCTTGGACTTACGATAAAGAGAACTGTAAAACATGCGCAAAGATCAATGCCCTGAGTGTTTAAAATATAACACTAATACTGTTCAATATAACAAAGACTACTTCCATGAGTGTAATGACTGCGCTCATGAGTGGAGTGAGGGCTATGGGTGAAACAGGATACGACCAGACTTGGCTAGACTTAGACGATATTAAATTTATGTGTGTGTGGTATAAATCACATCTCATATAATGAGACGATAGGATAATCTATGCGTAAGAGACTTGACAAGGCGAGTATGCTTCAAGCAAGCGACGCGCCTAAAAGCGCGAACGCGAGCCGCCTTAGCGGATTGCTCGCGAGTTCGTGGCTTGTAGCATTAGGGGTAGCCCTATGCTTAATTAGCATTAAGGCGTATGAGAAAAAGATTGATTCCGTACCAGATAAACAAATAATACAAATAAGTGTAAAGACTTATGCAGCACAACAAATTAAAAGCGGTACTCAGTATAGTTGCTTATCTAAGTTATATGGTAAAGAAAGTGCATGGAAGCATGAGGCAGTAGGTAACCTAGGTGGTACTCATCAGACCTATGGAATACCACAACTAAAGAACAAACTAATGATTGGGTTAGACCCTTATAGTCAGATTGATTATGGACTTAAATACATAAAGCATAGATATAAGTTGGATGATAAAGGTTATATCAATGCGTGTAGAGCATGGCATCACTTTAAGACTAAGGGATGGCATTGAGTAAAGACGCATTAGGTAGCGGCAAGTGGAAGTTGCTTAGGCTTCGTGTCTTGTCTAGAGATGGGTGGGTATGCACCTACTGTAACAAAGACCTCAAGGGTGCAGATGCAACAGTCGATCACATAGTCAGCAGAAAAATTGGCGGTGATCTATGGCAGATGGAGAACCTAACCTCAGCGTGCAAGTCATGTAACTCACGCAAGGGTAGCCGTTTTTTTAGGAGTGGTTCTACCCCCCCTGCCTTTCCAGACTCTTCTCTCCCTGAGACGCAGATCACACGACCTTTGTCGCCTTTTCAAAAGCCATGACAGCCGATAAAAAACCAACGAAAGCCAAGCGCAAACCAGCGCAACGAGGGCTAACAAAAAAAGCCGTATTAGGAAACATAAAACCTAGAATTTCTACGCCGCCGTTGAAAACTGGCTCACGAATTGCTGAGGTGGCTGAACTTGCTGAGAAAATTGGGATGCCTTTATTGCCTTGGCAACATTATGTACTTTCCGACATGCTTTCCGTTGACAGTAATAATAAATTCATAAGAAAGACAAATATGTTGCTGGTAGCACGCCAACAGGGTAAGACTCACCTTGCTCGTATGCGTATCTTGGCTGGACTGTTCCTTTTTGAAGAAAAGAACATTGTTGCAATGTCGTCTAATAGAAACATGGCATTAGATACTTTTAGAAATGTTGCTAACACTATTGAGGATAATGATTTCCTAAAAGCGCAGGTTAGAGGTATTAGATATGCTAACGGACAAGAATCTATAACTTTACTCAATGGCGCTCGCTATGAGATTGTGGCAGCCACTCGCGACGGAAGCCGTGGAAAGAGTGCTGATTTACTTTACATTGATGAGTTACGCGAAATAAGCGAGGAAGCATTTAAAGCAGCAGTACCTATTACGAGAGCAAGACCCAATTCACAAACATTACTAACCTCAAATGCTGGAGATGCCTTTAGTACGGTATTAAATGATTTAAGAGAAAGAGCAATGGATTACCCTTCTAAGACTTTTGGATTTTGGGAGTATTCAGCGCCATTGGCTGCAAGGCAAGATATTAAAAACCGTAAGTATTGGGCAATGGCTAATCCTGCCCTTGGATATACAGTAACTGAGGAAGCAATTGAAGAAGCGATAGCAACTAACTCAATTGAAGCAACATTAACTGAAACATTGTGTATGTGGATTGACTCGCAAGTCTCACCATGGACTTTTGGAAGTATAGAAGCCTGTTCAGTATCAGATTTGATATTACCAGTAGGTGCAATGACTGTCATGGCCTTTGATGTTAGTCCGAGTAAAAGAACAGGCGCTTTAGTTGCTGCTCAGTTAATTGATGGCAAAATTGCGGTTGGTGTAATGGAAACCTTTAGTAGTGAAGTTGCCATTGATGAAGTTAAAATGGCTAGTTCAATTCATGATTGGGCTATGAAATACAGGCCAGTTCAAATTGCTTACGATAAATACGCAACTGCCTCTATTGCACAAAAATTAGAACAATCAGGTCATAAAATGTTAGATATTAGCGGACAGGCGTTTTATCAGGCTTGCGGAGAACTTGCTGACAGTCTTAGCAATCTTAGGTTACTTCACTCAGGTCAACCAGAGTGGGTCAACTCTATGAATAACTGCGCTGCTAAAACTAATGATGCAGGTTGGAGAATTATTCGCAGGAAATCAGCAGGATGCGTGGCGGCTAGTATCTCAACTGCAATGTGTGTCCACATGTTGAGCAAACCTATCTCAATACCTAAGATATTCGTTTAAATTGATGATATAATTCTCTAATGGGATTTTTCCGCGATTTAGTAGGCTTATCACCAAAAACTGACATTAAGGCGGAGTTAGCGCCACCTGTCGTAACTGACCCTTTTAGTTACTACTCTCAATTTACACCATTTCAATCTGTAAGTAGAGCAGAGGCAATTTCAGTACCTGCCGTAATGCGTTGCCGTAATTTAATTGCTACAACAATTGGCGTAATGGAATTAGAAACATTTTCTAAAGCAACTTATGAAGAATTGCCTAACTTGCCTTGGATTAAACAATTATCCAAGTCTGCGCCTAATTCAGTTATTGTTACCGCATTAGTTGACGCATTGATTTTTTACGGTACGGCATATTTAGAAGTAACTGAAGTTTATCAAGATGATAACCGCCCTGCAAGATTTGATTTTGTAAATAATACTAGAGTTCAAGTTCAATTAAATAAATTAAATACTTTTGTCGATTTCTACACCGTAGATGGCGTTGAGAGACCAATGAGCGGAATCGGAAGTTTAATAACTTTCCAGTCACCTATTGATGGAATTTTACATGCTGGCTCAAGAATTTTAAGAGCAGCCATTGATTTAGAAAAAGCGGCAGCAAACGCAGCGAGTGCACCAACTCCAGCAGGTATATTAAAAAATAACGGTGCTGATCTTGGTGAAAAGGAAGTTGCAGGATTATTAGCCGCATGGCGTCGTAGTAGATCAGAAAGATCAACTGCTTATCTAACAAGTTCTTTAGAATTTCAAGCAACTGCATTTTCGCCTAAAGACATGACTTACAATGACAGTTTGCAATACATGGCAACTCAAATTGCAAGATTATGCAATGTTCCTGCATATTACATTTCAGCAGATCAAAACAATTCAATGACCTACGCCAATGTGCAAGACGAAAGGCGTCAATTCGTTTCGTTATCCCTGCAACCTTACATTTCTTGCGTAGAAAGTAGATTGTCAATGGATGATCTAACCCCGAACACGCAATTTGTGGCGTTTGACATGGACTCAGGATTTTTAAGAGCAAACCCATTAGAGCGCCTTGCAGTAATCGAAAAGATGTTAGCGCTTAACCTAATAACCGTAGAACAAGCGAGAGAAATGGAAGAACTAAGCCCAAATGGAAATAATTAACTTTAGTGCAGATTTAGAGGCTTCAGAGTCTCGCAGAATTATCTCAGGCAAAATCGTGCCGTTTGAAAATGAAATTGGTCAAACTTCAGTTGGAAAAGTTATATTTGAAAAAGGTTCAATTCAGATTGATGAACCAGCAAAAGTTAAGTTATTGCTAGAGCATGACCCGAAGTCACCTATTGGCCGCATGAAAAAGGTCGAGGAAGATGAATCAGGTATTTATGCTGAGTTTAAAGTTAGTAATACAACTAAAGGAACAGATAGCCTAATTGAGGCTTCAGAAAATTTAAGATCAGGTTTAAGCGTTGGTGTTGAAGTATTAAAAGGAAAAAACACCAATGGCATTTATAGAGTTAGTGCAGCAAGACTTATGGAAGTCAGCCTAGTACAGGCTGCCGCTTTTTCAAGTGCTGCTGTCACTTCAGTCGCTGCGTCAAGCGCAGAGGCAGAACCAACCGAAACCAAAACAGAAAATGAGGCAATTGTGGAAAACACAACACCTGATACACCTGTTGCAAGTGAGGTAGTAGAGACCCCTGCGGTTGAAGCCTCTCGCCCAACAGTAGCAGCACCAATTTATACTCGCCCACGCCTTGAGTTCACAAAGGAAAAATTCCTAGAGAATACACTTCGTGCGCAATATCTAAATGATGACACAGCCCGCCAATATCTTTCAGCGGCGGCAGATACAACTGACAACGCAGGTTTAATTCCTACTCGTCAATTAACTGAGGTTATCAATCCGCTTTCAAATGCTGACAGACCGTTTATCGATAGCATTAGTTCAGCCGCACTTCCTGACGCTGGAATGACTTTTGAAATTCCTAAGTTAACTCAAGCACCAACAGTTGCAGAGACAGCCGAAGGCGCAGCGCCATCAAATACTGATCAAAATGTTTCCTTCTTGTCAGTAAATGTCAAAAAATATGCTGGTCAACAGCAATTCAGCGTTGAATTATTAGACAGGTCATCTCCAGCGTTTTTTGCTGAGTTGGTTCGTCAAATGGAGTTTGCTTATGCTAAAGCAACTGACATTGCAGTTGGAACTGCGTTAATTGCCGGTGGAACAGATGGTGGCAACAGAACACTTACAGCCGCAAACATTCAAGACTTTATTTCAGACGCCGCAGTTTCTATTTATAAGGGAACTCTTGGCTTCGCACAAAACATTGTTGTTTCACCTGAGCAATGGGGTGCATTGATGGGTCTAGTAGATGGCTCAAACCGAGCAGTATTTACTCAGACAATCAATCCTCAGAACGCTTCAGGAAATCTGACACCTACAAATATCCGCGGAAACATTGGTGGACTAAACCTTCGTGTTTCAACTGCGTTGACAGATGGTACAGGTACAGGCGATAACACAATGATCGTAATTAACCCTGAGTCTTATACATGGTACGAGTCAAGCAAGTTCCGTTTAGAGACCAATGTAATTTCGACTGGACAAATTTCAGTTGCTTACTATGGTTATGGTGCAATTGCAACAAAGGTAGGCGCTGGCGCTTATCGCTGGATGGTTGCATAAACTTTCCTAAATAGGAATCACCTGTAAAGGGGCGTTGGAAGCCTTCGCCCCTTTACTTTAAGAAAGGACAAAAAATTGCCGGCTACTTATGTGACCGAAGCCGAGTTGAGGCTGAATTTAGGAATTGGAAGTCTTTACACTTCAACAGTTGTTGAAGAAGTCTGCCAATCTGCCGAAAACATAATCAAATCTTTTTTGTGGTTTAATAAGGCTTATATTGATGCAACTGAATTAAAAAGTTTAACGGCAACTGTTACGACAGTTAACCCTCATGGTTTTGTTGTTGGTCAGAGCGTGGTCATTTCGGAATCAGGTTCAGTGTATAACGGAACGAGAACAATAACTGAAGCAACAATTTATACTTTTTCATTTACGGTTGCATCAGGTGCAGATCAAACAAATCATTTAGTTAGACCTTACGGAGTTGTTACAGGTGCATTTCATGGAACAGATTATGCGACTGTTCCCGAAATACGCGAAAGCGCTATGATGATTGCGGTGGATATTTTTCAGGCAAGACAAGCATCAAACGCAGGTGGAATTTCACCTGATTTTCAACCTTCACCTTATCGCATGGGCAATACTTTAATTGCTAGAGTTCGTGGGTTAATTGCAAACCATTTAGCCCCCAATGGCTTGGTTGGCTAATGACGGTTGCCGTTACAACTCTCAGGTCAACCCTTGCGACAGCGTTAGAGAACGCTGGGGTGTGGCAGGTCTTTGCCTTTCCACCTGCTACACCCATTGCAAATTCAGTAATTGTCCAGCCGGATGACCCATATCTTGAACCGTCCAATAACATTTATTCAAGCGTTGCACCTAAGGCTAATTTTAAAATTGTAATGATCGTGCCAATGTTAGATAACCAAGGCAATCTAATAGGCATTGAAGATATGTTGGTTGGCGTGTTTAATAAACTAGCAGCATCAACCACATTAAAAATAAGTGTTGGCAATGTATCCGCACCAACTGTTTTATCAGGTGTTGCCGGTGAAATGCTTACAGCAGAACTGTCCGTATCAATCATGACAAGTTGGAGTTAACAATGAGTGAAATTATAGATGTTCCTTCAGAGGACAAGGCTTGGCTTGAAAAAGTCGGGCAAGTAGCAAAAACAGATAAGCCAAAACCAGTCTCAAAGAAAGATGAGGAATAACCAATGGCTGTATTTCTAAATAACAAGGTCGGCGTAAAGGTTAATTCCGTTGACCTTTCTGACCATGTGACCGCCGTCACACTAAACCGTTCATTTGATGAACTTGAGGTCACCGCAATGGGTGATACAGGTCACAAATTCGTAAAAGGCTTGGAAGCGTCATCAGTGACAATTTCCTTCCTAAATGACACTGCTTCAGCAAATGTACTAGCAACCCTTCAGGCTGCATGGGGTACTTCAGTAACTGTTGTTCTATTACAGGAAAAACTAACTGCTGTTGGTGCAACAAACCCACTTTATACAATGACTTGCCTAGTAAATAACACCACCGACATTAACGGTGCAGTAGGCGATTTGGGTACTCAGGATGTAACATGGACTATCAACGGTGCAGTTGCCGTTGCTACAACAGGTACTTTCTAAGGAGTAATAAATGATTAAACTCAGAGTGTCCAAGGCTTCAGGGGAAGTGGCAGATTATGACATCACCCCTGCACTTGAGTATGCGTTTGAACAAAATTTCAAAACTGGATTTCACAAACGATTCAGAGACGAAGAACGGCAGTCGGATGTTTATTGGCTTTCATGGGAAGCCGAGCGCCGTGCCGGTGTAACAGTTGCACCATTTGGGGAAAAGTACCTAGAGACACTTGCAAAAGTAGAACTTATGGACGCTGATTCCCCAAATGGGTAACGCGGTATGATCTTACTTATTTAATTGCATCTTTAGCAGTTGAGACAGGCATACCGCATAGCGAATTTATTAACATGGATAGATCAATGTTTTTAGCAACATTGGCTTATTTAAAAGATAGATCAAAGAAGGTGGAAAATGCCAGTAGAGGTAAAAGGTATCGTTGAGGTTCAAAAAGCCTTAAAGAAGTTTGCGCCTGACCTTTACAAAGAGATGAACAAAGAAATTCGTTCCGCCATGCGTGAAGTTGTAAATGAAGCGAGAACTAATGTTCCAAATCAAATACAGGGTTTGAGTGGCTGGCAAGATCAAGGTAAGGAAGTAGTTTCTAGAACTGCTGGCAAAGCAAGAGGATTTCCTAAGTACAACCCAGATGTTATCCGTAAAGGTTTAACTTATTCTTTAGGGCGTTCACGCCGTAATTATTCTGGATTTGTTAATGTTTATAGATTATTAAACAGGTCTGCTGCCGGTGCTATTTATGAAACAGCAGGAAGAAAGAACCCTGATGGGCGAGCGCCTGTTCAAAGTACTTATTATCAAAATCAAATTACTCAGGGTACTGAAGGTTATTATTTTTACAAAGGCAAAAAGATTGCAAGGGCAACAAGAAACTATAACAGCAATAACCCTTTTGCAGGTTATCATTTTGTAAACTCTATTGATGATGAGGCTAGGCTAGAAAGTATTGGTAGAGGACGCAAGAACAAAGGTAGATTACTTTATGCTGCTTTTGCTAAAGATCAAGGTAAAGTAACTAAGGCAACTTTCAAGGCTATTGATACAGCCATTTTAAAATTTAATTCAAGTACAAAGCGTAGATTAGGACTTGCAGCATGAGTGCATCAGGTATTGAAATCCCAATTATCAGCACCTATAAAGACAAAGGCGTAAAGGCAGCAAACAAGTCACTTAATGTTTTAACTAAATCAGCCAAGACCTTAGGCATTGCTTTAGGTGCTTATCAAACTTTAAAATTTGGTAAAAGTTCCATTAAGGCTTTTGCAGATGATACAAAGGCAGCCAACCAATTATCTAAAACATTGCAAAACTTAGGGCAAAATTACGCAGTACTAAGTACTTCAGGATTTATTCAAAACTTGCAAAATACAACTGGAGTTTTAGATAATCAACTCCGCCCTGCTTTTACTACTTTAGTTAATGCTACATTAGATGCAAAAAGGGCTCAAGACTTACTTTCAATAGCCTTAGATACCTCGGCTGGTACTGGTGCTAATTTACAGGCAGTAACAGATGCTTTAGCGAAGGCAGCACTCGGAGAAAATGCCGCACTCGGTAAACTCGGAATTGGTTTGACTAAAGCCGAATTAAAAACAATGGATTTGGATAAAGTCACAAAATATTTAAGTAATAGATTTCAAGGCCAAGCAAAAATAGCAGCAGAGTCTTTTGCTGGCAAGATGGACATTTTAAGAGCAAAAACTCAAGATGCTAAAGAAATGATTGGCAAGGAATTAGTTGGTGCTTTAGATGCCGCTTTTGGCGACCCTGAGAAATATGGTAGCAGTATTGATAGCCTCGCTTCAAAAATATCTGGTTTAATTAAA